CGTGGGCGCGGTCGGCGTCCCGGTCAGCGCCGGCGACGCCGCCAGCGCGGCCACGAACTTGGCCTGCAGCGCCGCCAGGTCGCCGTTGTCCAGCACGTCCTGGCCGGCCTTGTCGGCGATGTACTGGCCGATCATGGCGGCCACGAACGAGGCCTGGCGCCAGACGGTGTTGAGTTCCTTCGATTTGGCCGTGCCGGCCGAGAAGCCGCCCAGCCTGGCGGCCAGCGCCTGGTAGTCGGCGGGAGCGAGCACGTTGGCGCCGGAAACGGTGCCGAAGGGAAGAATTTGATTGATAGCCACGAAATGTCCTTATTCAACCGGCAAAAAGCGAGCCCCAGAGTCCGCCGTCGAACCCGGAGATGTATTGGTTTTGAACGTCAAAACCGAACAAAGGCCCCTCAGCCGAGGGGATGACGTAGTAACTGACGCGCACGCCTTCCGGCTTGAGCGGGATGTACCCGCCGGTAAGTAGCGCCAGGAACAGCGCGGACGGCGGCGTACCGGCGACGCCGATATCCACCGACATGTCGCCGTTGTCCTGGATGAACACATGCGTGCCGCCACCGAAAATGCGGTCCAGGATCGCCGCCGATGCCTCCAGCGTGCCGTCCCAGTGGTTGGCCCCGATCTTGGCGCGCAACAACAGCCGATAGGTCTCGTCGTCCAGCTCGGTCAGGCCGCTGTCCGGATCGAATGGCCCCTGCCACACGCCCTGGTCGAAACCCAGGCCGTCGACGTCGTGCGAGAAGTAGATATTCGAAATGGGCGTCCGGACCTTCCGGTCCAGCCCTACCCAGCGCCCCACGGCGTCCAGCTGGACGCCGACGGCCAGATCCAGATCGAAGGCCGCCGGCATGGCGCCGTACAGCTCTCGCAGTCCGGCCGCCGCCCCGCACAGCGCGGTGACGGTGGCATTGAACTTGGGCTTGGAGCGGTAATAGGCCGACAGCCGCCCGAGATAATCGTCGGTATTGGCCATATCAGGTCACCGTGAGTTTGATGTCGTCCGGCGTCGCGGCGGCGGCCTCGTTGAAGGCCAGCGACACGTCAGGCGCGCCGTTGCCGGCGGGACCGCGCAGCGTCAGCCCGGAAATCTTGAACGTGCCATTGCCGGCCACGCCATTGGCCGCCGAAATGGCGTCGGCCCACTCCACCGACGCGCTGGCGCCGCCGCCGATCGCGACACCATTGATGTAGTCCGCGACCGCCCGCTGCACCGCCACGCCGATGGCCGTGGTGTAGCCCGGCAAGGCCCGCAGCTGCACGTCGACCGCCACCGGCACGATCGTGGGCCGGAAGAACCGGATGCGATGCGCGATGCCGTAGATGTCCGTCACGACCACCGTGGTGGTCCCGTGCGTGCCGGTCCCCGGCGTCTTCTTGGCGGCAATGGCCTGCGCGATCAGCGCCGCGTCGCCGCCATCGACCACCAGCGCGATGCTGTGCGGCGGCAGGCCGTGGGCGTCCGCCACCGCGCCGTCGTTCTCGAAGGCGGCGTGGCGCAACACGCCAGGCACCGACGCGACGGCCCCAATGGTGCCCTCCAGCACGCTGCGCGACGGCAGGGCCACCGAGACGGCCTGGCGCACCCGCAACGCGGCATCGCTCTCGACCGGCGCGCCTGGCGTTGCCGCCGCCGGGTTGACCACGGACTGCCAGCCCAGCGTCGGCGTGCCGATCTGGTTGATGCTGCCGGCCGCCGCGGTCACGGCGCCCAGCGCCTGGCTCTGGGCGGTGACGGTGATCTCGCCGCCAGGCGGAATCGTCACGCTGGCCGGCAGTTGCCAGCGGCCGCGGTTGGCATCCATCGCCACGCCATCGACGATGGTGACGCCGCCCTGCCCCACGATGCGCAGGTCCACCGACGAACGCGTCGCGGCGCCGCGCGCCAGGCCGTTGATCTTGACGTTGCTCGACAGCGCCGCGTTGGCGGCGGTGGCCGGCGAGAACGCGTTGTAGACGCTGATCGCCGCCGAGTTGGCTTCATGGATGGCCAGGGCAAAAACGGCCAGCAACTGACCGTCCTGGCTGTCCGCCTCCAGGTAGGTATCGGCGCCGTAGATGCCGCGGTACTGCTCCTTGAAATACTGCAGCACCTCGCCATAGCTCGGCGCACGGATGCCCGCGGCGTCGATGACCGGGGCTGTGGAAAGAATCGTCATAATGCCGCCTGCACAGTGGCCGTGCCATAAAGGGTTGAAATGGATGCCGTCACGCTCAAGCCGCGGGTTTGCGGGTCGAGCCGGCTCGAATACTCGGCCAGGTCGGTTACGCCTGCCGTGCCCAGGATGCGCTGGCGGATGGCCCAGTCGTAGCTGGCGCGGGGCTGCTTGCCCAGCACTTCGCCGTTCCAGGGCGTGCCTTCGGTCACGTCCAGGAACCACTCTCCGCGCGCCAGCATCAGCCGGGTCTTGACGGCCTGGGCCACGGCCTGCGCCGTATCGCGGTGGAAATCGGCCCGCGCCGAGCCGAACGAATAGTCGCCATCGGCGTCCAGTTTTCGGTAACGCATAGGAATCCTCAGTTGGGTGGCGTGGTCACCGCATTGGCGCCCTGCGCGGTATGGGTATGGGTATCGTCGACCCGCTTGCCGTTGGCCAGGATCTGGCCGATCACATTCAGCACGCCGGTGATCTGGGCGGTATTGCCCTGGCCGCCGCTGCCCACCAGCCCCGCCAGATAGCTGAGCAGGCCGTTCACCAGCACCTGTCCGGAAAACTCGGACACCGGCGCAACCACGTCGAAGCCGCCCGGCGCCACGATCTTCACCTTGCCGGCTGCCGGATCCAGTTCCAGGAAAGTCGAGCCATCGTCGCTGCGCAGCTGGGTCGCGCTGGTGCTGACCGCGGGCAGCACGCGAGGCTGCGAGCGCACGCCCACGTAGACGAAGCCGTCGGACAGGTCATGCATGCGCATCTCGGTCTGGTCCTGCACCTTGCCCGATTGCCACCAGGCGTCGATGCAGCGCGAGGCAAACACCACCAGGCACTCATCGCCCGCCTTGACCGGAAAGGTCAACGTGCAGTTGCCGCCCGAGGGGAAATACACCGGGCAATCCACCAGCAAGGGCAATTCCAGGCTGTGCTGCCGGCCCTCGGGCGTCTTGACCCGCGCCCGGATGGCGGGCTGCGCCGTGCACGTCATCGCCACCGGATCGAAGGCGCCGATGATCGCCGGCATGGCGGTCCAGGTCTGCGCCAGCGCGCCATGCAGCGCCGCGCCGATCGCGGCTTGCGGATCGTTCAAAGTCTCAAGTCGGTTCATGAATCTTCCTGCAGAGATAGGGCCGGACCGCGCTACTTGACGACGGCGGCAGGCTTGGCCGCGTCGCCCTCGGCGCCGGCCCGGCCCAGGTCGCCGGGAAACAGGGTGGCGTCGGTGGCCAGGCAAAGGACCTCCGTGTACCACTCGTCGTCGCGTGTGTTGCCTCGGTGCTCGACTTCCATCACGTAGTAGTAGCCATCGCCGCTGATGCGGCGCTGCTCGGTGCGATCGATCTCGTTCGCGTCCTTGCCCTCGGAACGGGCCTGGAAGCCATACTCGGCGATCCGGCTGTTGTCCAGGTTGACCAGCCCTCCCACGCGGATGCTGGGATTGAGCAGCATCCGCAGCTTGATGCCCTTCTCGGTCTGCTCCGGCATGCCCACCAGGCCGCTGTCGTGCGACAGCACGGGCACCGAGCCCGGCACATAGGCGGTTTCTGGGACCACCACCACCTTGCCGTCCTGGATGCTCCACAGCGTGTTCGCGCTGCCGCAGACATCCTGCAGATAGTCGCGCACCATGCCGGACATGACCGCCCCGCGGATCGACTTCTTGCCGCCCAGGTCGGGCACGTAACCCTGGCGTACGCCGTAGGGATTCATGGCCGAGCACAGCAGTTTCACCTTGTCGGCGCGGGAGCTGCCCTTGGGCACGGTGGCATTGACCACCGCGAAGTTGTAGGCCTTGTCGCCGTCGGCCGCGGTGATTTCCAGCACGGTCTCGGTGTCACCCGAACCGCCCCATTTGGCGCGCACCACGTTGCCATGGAAGATCACGCCATAGTTGCCTTCATAGCCTGCCTGCAGCACCACGCGGGTGAATTCGCGCTGCACCAGGCTGGCCGTTTCGCGGCTGGCGTTCATCACCTTGATGGTGGCGGTGTTGGGCGACTTGGCGTCGTTGCGCTTGATGCCGAAGCTGAAGCTCAGCGCCGACAGATCCAGCGCTTCCTCGTCGCCGACGATCAGCGAGACCTTCCGGCCCCACTGGCGCACGCCCTCATCGTCATCGACCGGATCGCCGTATACGGCGATCGGCTCCATTGTGGTCGTCTCAGCCATGTCAGTCCGCCACCCAATAGAGCTTGGCGCCACGGCCCAGGTCGGTGGCCGTCGGCGCGTCGTCGGGCGACTCCGCCCCCGTCACGCGCAGGCCGCCGGCGAAGCCCAGGTGCCGGTACTGTCCCAGCAGGTTCAGGCCCGTCACCAGCGGAATGCCGGACACCAGCGGCTGGCCGAGGTCATCGGCCACGTCCAGTATCCAGCCGTCGCGATACTGCAACGTCAGCCGGTAATCGTCACCGCCCAGCGAGATGGCGAACACCTGCGGGATCGGCGACAGAGGTATCTCGAAGTAGTTCATGCGGATCTCCTAGTTCCAATGCAGCGAGCCGCCGTTGGGCGCGGCCGCGGGCCGGGACGCTTTCACGCCCAGGTTCTGCTTGTCCGCGGTCTTTTCCTTCTCTTTCTGGTGCGCGTAGGGCGGCAGCGACGTGCTGCGGGTCTGCGCCACGATCACTTCGCGCAGCGTCACGGTCGCGAACACGGCGCCGGAGGTCTCCCGGCTGTTCTCGACCGCGATCTTCTCGATCAGCATGCTGCTGTAGCGGCGCCGGCTGGTGATCACATCCACCGGCTCGCGCGACTCCTGCAGACTGAGCAGCTGCGAATAGATCGCGGTGGCGTAATCGTCGGCGGCCGCCTTGCCATTGGCCACGTCCCTGGCCCGGGCGCCGCGCAACGCCTCGTACGAGGCGTTGCTCCAGGCGCACTTCATGGTCAGCGACAGCGGCAGCTTGAAGGCATGGTCGCTGATCGCCGAGCGGCCATAGGGGCCCGACTCCACCGGATGGCTGGTGATCTTCAGCGTATCGTCGTGCGACTCGGTGATGGTCGCCTGCACCACGATGTCGCCGATCTTCTTCGACAGCAGGCCCACCATGTCGGTGCCCGTGAAATTCGTGTCAGTCATAGGACCCCTGCAGGTTGCGCGTCAGGTCGGCGTTGACCCGGCTCTGTTGATTGGCCACGGCCGCTCCGGTCGCGCCGGGATCGGCCGACCCGTTGACGTAGATGGTGGTGGTGGCATTGACCGACACCGGCGCGGCGGCGGCCGGCGGCGCCAGCGCGGCGCCCCCCGCTTCGCCAAGCGCGAAGCCGGAGTGGTAGTCCCGCCACGGCTCGATCCGGGCGCCGTCCATGGGAGGCGGTTGCCAACTGCCGCCGGCCCCGTTGAAGCCCGGCTCCGCTTGCCCGAGGCCGAAACGCCCGTCGCCTTGCAGCGACTTCAGCGTGCCGTCCCCAAGCGTGCTGGGATACAGGCCCAGTCCCACCCCCACCGCCACCGGCGATATCGCCACGCCGCGGGCCAGGTTCTTGGCGCCGTCGACGATGCGGCCGATCCACGAGCTGGCGGAGGCCCACAGGGACTGCCCCCATTGCAACGCGGTGGCGCCGGCCGCCTTGACGCTGTCGACCACCAGCGCACCACCGCGCGCGGCCATATTGCCCATCCAGGACCAGACCGCGCCGGCCATGTTGCTCATCTGGGTGACGGCCGTCCGCCCCATCGAGGTCATTCTGCCGAACACGCCGCCCACGAAATTGCTGGTCGCGGTCCAGGCCCGGCTCACGAAACCGCTGATTTGGCCAGGCAGCGCGGCCAGCCGAGTACCCAGTCCGCTGATGATCGAGCGCATGCCGCCCAGTCGCGAGACCAGGCCCATCAAGGCCCCCACCACGCCGCCGCCGCCCAGCATCAGGAAGCCGCCGACCAGCACCAGGAGCTGCGAACTCAAGCCCCCGGTCAGCCCGTCGAGCCAGGTGATCATGCTGATCACCGGTCCCAGCAACGACATGATCGACAACACGAAATTGCCGACCTCGCCCAGCCGCTTGCCGGCCGTCTGGCCGTTCTCCTTGAACCAGGCCGAAATGCCGTCGAGCGTCTCCTGCAGTTTCGGGCCCATCGTCAGGAGCGCCTGCGCGAACATCGCGTTGACGGAGCCGCTCAATTCACGGATGGTGCCCATCAGCTGGTGCGCGCGTTCACCGGCCGCCTCGACGGTGCTGTTTTCCTGGGTATCGCGCTGCGCCGACAGGCGCTGCCCGAACTCGGGATCGCGCAGGGCCTCCATGACGCCCGGGTCCAGCCCCAGGCTCTCGCCCGTCGCCCGGGCCTGCGCCGGATCCATGCGCTTGAGCGCGTCGCTCAGCTCCAGCATCAGGTCGGCGCTGTTGCGCTGGGCGCCCGCGCCATCACTCGACGAGATGTGCAGCTGTTCCAGCAGCGCGGCGATCTTGGGATCGTCGCGCACGTTGCGGTGCAGCGCCTGGGTACTGCTGCGCATCGCTTCGACGGAAACGCCGAAGCCCTGCGCGACTGTCTCCAACGCCCGCATGTCCCGGCCCGAGGTGCCGCCCAGCTTGGCGGCGAAATAGCCTTGCTCGAACTGGGCGATCTTGTTCTCGGCGAAGTCGACGACGCTCTTCGCGCGGCCCGCGAACACCGCCAGCGCGTCGGCCAGGCTCTGCTTGCGCGAGTCGCCGATCGCCTGCTTGAGGTCCTTCAGGTCGTCCTTGTCGAGTTTGAATGGGCCCATCAACCCCGACAGGCTGATGGGCACGGTTGTATTAGCCATTTTTTTCTGCCATGTGGCGGCGGTACGCTTCCGCCTTGTTGTCTGCCCGGACCGACAGCGCGTCGTTCAGGAGCGCGATGTCGGCCAGGTCCAGGGTGCCGTCCTTGAGGGACTCGTATTGGCAGAGCCCCTCGAGGACCGGCGCCAGCAACCAGTCCTCGCCACCGGGCAGGCTCTTCAGCCAGCCTGTGTCGCCTCGGGGCTGCCGGTCTGGCTGGTAAGCAGCCCTTGAATAAAAGGCCCGAGGCTTGCCACGATGACGCGCACCGCCAGCGGCAGCATCACCGACAGGTCGATGTCCTGGAACATCGGCACGCGCTGGCTGGCCGACCAGATGGCGGTCCAGCCATGTTCCTGCTTGCGTTGGACCGCCTGCATGCAGGTGTCCAGCACATAGTCGGCGTCCTCGTCCTTCATCGCCGCCAGGCCGTCGGCCAGCGGTTGCAGGACATCGGCCATGCCGCCCGGATCCTCGGTGATCCCGCGCCCGCCCGCCGCGAGGCGGACGAACACGGGGATCAGCGTAGGAACGATCGGAGCGATGCGGCGCGACACGTGGAACTGTTGCTTGGCGCTCAGTTTCCCGATGGAGTACCGGTGGCCGTTCAGATCAAGTTCCTGTGACATGGCTTAGTAGATTCCCAGGATCGTGTCGATCTTCGCGGCGTCGAACGTCCACTTCACCACGTCGCCGTCCTTCTTGTAGGTCAGATCGGGCTTCTTGCTGAAGGCGCAGGAACGGCACGCCGTCACGTCGCCCGTGGCCGGGTTGGTGATGGTGATCAGGTTCTTGCCCCACAGGCGGCTGTCCAGCGACTGGGCGTCGTACAGGGCCTGCAGCTGCGCGTTGACCGGCGAGGTCTTCAGGTAGCTCAGCGTGACGGTGCCGCTCTTGTCGGCGCGCAGCGTGTGCATGACTTCGCCGTCGGCGCCCACCGTCATGGCGCTTTTCTCGGCCTTGGCGGCGATGGCGATGCCTTCATCGGCCACGCCCGAGCCGGAACCCAGCGAAATCACCCCGCCCGGGCCCACGAGACTGGCGCTGATATCAGCGAACGAATAGGTAGACATCTGCTACTCCTGTTTAGCGGTTGACCGTGACCAGAACGTCGACGGTGTGGATGGCGCCGGCTTCCTTGGCGGCGACCTGGAACGGGACGGCCTTGCGCGCTTCGCGGTCGGCCTGCGACTGGGTGGCGATCGCCGGCGCGTAGACGTAGTAGCCCTTGGCCAGCGTGTCGCCCTGCTTGAGAGCGCCGAAGCCGGCCGAGTTCCACACGCCCGGGGCCAGGTAGCCGTTGTTGACGGCGGCCTCGCACGCAGCCTCGATCACCGAGGCGATCAGCTGGTTGCCGGCGTCGGTCTGCGGCACCTTGGTCGGGCTGGTGTACAGCAGGTTGTAGACGTCGGTCTGGACGCGGTTGCGGAACCAGATTGCGTTGTAGACCGAGTCGATGAAGATGCCGCTGGGCGTCACGCCGTACTGGATGATGGCCGTGTCGTTGTCGTAATTGACGAACACGTTGCAGTTCTTGGCCGCCAGCGTGTCGGCCTGGCTGCTGCTCAGGGTCTCGGCGACGATGCCGGGCTCCTGCTTGTACATCAGCGTGATGGTGGTGTTGTTGGCGTTGAAGTTCACCGTCAGCATGCGGCCCAGCAGCGAGGCCACCGCGTACGGATTGGCGCTGGAGAACTGCACGATCGAGTACTTGTACTTCAGCGCCTTCAACTGGCTGGCGATGTCGTCGTGGTTGGTCGGGTCCAGCACCTGCGGCGCCTGGGTCGACACGCCATACAGGTGGCGCTGGTCGGCCTCGATCAGGGCGGCCACGGCCAGGTGCTGCGCGCTGGTGATGTCGGCGTCGGCGAAGGCCAGGCCCAGGAACTTGTTGGCGAAGCGGTCCAGGAACAGCGACACGGCGTCCACCGGGGACTCGGCGACGACGCCGGCCACGGGCGCCGAGGCCTTGGCCGCGGTCAGGCCCAGCATCGACGAGATGTCGGTGCCGGCGCCGGCGGCCGAGGCGTAGCCCAGCGTCGACGTGGCGCCCGAGGTGTTCGAGGTCACGACGAACTGCGAGCCGTTCCACAGCACCGATGCCGAGGCCAGGGCCGTCGAGATGATCGTGGCGACGCCGTTCAGGTTGGTGGCGCCGGAGAAGTCCAGGCCATTGACCGTCTTGGCGGTGCCGTCGACGGTCAGCGTGAAGGCGCCCGCGGTCACCGCGGTCCAGGCCGACATCTGCTTCTCGGCGGCCGACAGCACGGCGCCGCGCAGCGTGGCCGAGGTCGCGCCCTTGGCCCAGCGGCCGATGTACAGCTGCGAGGGCTGGGGCGTCTGCTGGAAGTACAGCAGGGCCGCGCGGTACTCGGGCGCGCTGGTGCCGAAGTCGGCGGCGACGGCGTCGATGCCGCCATAGGAGCGCATGCGCTCGCCGGTGTCGATGACCGCGGACGAGCCCAGCAGCAGCGCGGTGTTCAGGCTCGCGCCTTGCGCCGCGAGCGGCGACATGTTGATCGTGACGTTGATCAGGCGTGATACCGGCAATCCATTAGCCATGGTAAATCCCTTAATCTTCAAGGTGGTTGATGTTGTCCGTCGGGGACAGCGACGCGGCATGCGTCGTGACTTGCGCCGACAGGAGATTCAGGACCGGATAGCTGCGCGTGACCCGCCGCGTGAAGTGCAGGGTCATGTCGAACTGCCGTATCCACTGCTGATTCACCAGTTCATGCCTGGCCAGGATCGGCCCCGCGCCGCCGACCGCCATGCCTTGCGTCAGCAAGGGCTCGCGGTTCTGCGGCACGGCGGCGCCATCGCGCAGCAACGCCGCATGGCGCAGCGCGCGCGGTCCGTACATCGAGCAAAGCACCTCGATGTCTTCGTGCCGAACGTATGAATCAGATCCTTCCCCGGTCGGGTCGTGGGCAACGACCGGACCGGCGTCCGCGGTTTGCGACCGGATGTCCATCAGGCACCAGGTATCGGTTTGCGCGGGCGGTTCCACGCCGGCCGCGGGCCAGTGTGTGCGAACCATGTCTGCGGGCAGGCCGGACACGCCGGCAATGAACCCATGCAACAGCGCCTCGAGCTCGGCATCCTCCAGGGGCGGAGAAATGGCGATCGGCGCCAGGTAGCCGCCGGTGGCCGAACTATTCGCCATGCGTCGCTCCTTTGTCGTGTTGAGATGCCCGAGGGCGGGTTTGGGGGAATCCAGAGGCCTGGAGGCGGAACGCCGACTTTGCTGCGCCATCGGCGCGGTGCCGCGTTGCGTAATGCGTGCGGCCGGGTTGCGGCGGATTCCGGCTGTCGCCCACCGGGCTGCCGCCTCAAGCCATTCCAGGTCACCGCGGGCGGGAGAAAGGCCCGGTCATGGAAGGAACGGCGAGGCGGCAGGCCGCTGGGCCCCGCCTTGCGGGCGGCGCCAAGCAAAACGCCCCGCGCTCTCGAAGAGAACGCGGGGCGCGCAAATGAAAAAGGCCCGCCTGTGGCGAGCCTGTCTCGGGGAACTGCAAAGAACGCGAGGGACGCGTATCCGGCGATTCATCCGCCTTCCGGCGGTGGCCGGGCACACGTACCCTCTCATAAATAAGGCCCGCTGTCGGCGGGCCTGGTTTGCTTGCTGCTTGTTTGTTGCTTATTGCTGCTTGCTTGTTTGTTTGTCGCTTGATTGTTTGTTGCTTGTTGCGGGCTTGCTGCGGCCCGGAAAGTCCGTCGGCGTGAACCGCGACGCCATGAACGAATTGTGGCGCAACACCTGCCGCCCAAGCAATCCCGGCATGTCGCACCGCGTTGCACCGTTATCCGGCGGGTGTTTCGCGTGAGCCTGGCTTGTGCCAGATGTGCCTGGCGTCTGCCAGATGTCTGCCTGGTATGTGCCTGGTGTCTGCCTGGCTCGGCCCCGCGTCACGCTGCGTCATGAATGGCGCCTTCGCACGAACGTACCCTCTCATAAAAAAGGCCCGCGGTGGGCGGGCCTTTTTCTTCAGCGTTCCAGCGCATCGGCGCCTGGACGGATCGTCGGCGGGTGGCGCGACGACATGGATGCATTCTGCCGCCCCATCAGGCGTGCAGGCAATCCCCCTCGCGTCGCACTTCGCCCCAGACGTAGGTCAGCGAGTTGCGCGCATGCTCGATGCGGGCCACCTGGCCGCCCTCGTGCAGGGTTTCGAGCACGCGCAGGATCGCCTGTCGCATTGCGTTGCGTTCGCGCCGCGTCAGTTCGCGGGCGCCGGACGCGCCGCGCACCAGTTCCGCCATGCGCCACGGACGCCCCGGCGCCGCCGCCATGAGGTCCAGCACTTCGGTTGCATATTTCATCGGGATGCCTCCCCGCCAAGACGCTTGTTCATGCTTTTTTTTCCTTGATGCAAGCTTGCCGTTCGTCGTATTCCCGGGAACGTCGGCGGCGCAGGAATCGCTACCAGGGCAGCGATTGGCGGGTCACATTTGCCGGTCACCCCCAAATCGCCACGGCCGCGGCGGCGAGCCCCGCCGGATCCGTACAAGCCGCAAGCCGCCTGGACAGGGGCTTGCGGTCGGCCCGACTATCTCCGGGATGAAAGTCATGGTAGCGAGTCGCTACCAAAAAATCAACAGCGAATCGCTACTGTACTTTGCGGTAGCGGGTTGCTACTATCGCTACCATGGACATCCGCTCGATACGACTGAACAACCTCAAGTACGCCGTGCACGAAGCGGGGGGCGTCGACCGCCTGGCCGAACGCGCCGGCGTCAGTCGCAAATACCTCGACCAGATCCTTCAAGGGTTCCAGGGCAGGCGCGACAAGAACCCACGCCGGGTCGGCGACGCGCTGGCCGCCAGGCTGGCCGCCGGCCTGGGCCAGCCCGCCCACTGGATGGACCTGCCCCACCCCGACCTGTGGCGCGAACTCTCGCCCGACGTCATGGCCGACGAACCCGCGGGCCGGCTCGTCTCCTTCCACCCCGCGCGGCTGGGCAGGCCGGATCACGGCAACGTCCTCATCGCCCAGTTCGACACCGGCGGCGCAATGGGCAATGGCCTGGAACTGCGCGACCAGCCCGGCGTCATCCAGAGCTGGAACGTCAGCCCTGAATGGCTGCAGAAGAACGTGCGGGGTTTCTCCGCCTCGAAGAACCTGTGCATCGTCACGGGGTTCGGCGATTCCATGCGCCCCATGTTCAACCCCGGCGATCCCCTGATCGTCGACCGCGGCGTGCAGGCCGTCGAATACGACGCCATCTACTTCTTCCGCGTCGGCAGCGAAGGCTTCATCAAGCGCCTGCAACGCATTCCCACCGCCACTGGCCTGGTGGTCAGGGCCAAATCCGAGAACACCAAGTACGACGCCTGGGACATCACCGAAGGCATGGATTTCGAGGTCTTCGGCCGTGTGCTGAAGGTCTGGCGCAGCGAGGACTTCTAA